CAACAATTCATCGACGGCGTGTGAACTGTACGCTGCCAGTGGTGGAACGGTCAACGGTGCCGCTGCCGATGCTTCGGTTGTGATTACCGCGAGCCTGCCCGTGATCTGCATGTGTACCGCTGCGGACACCTGGATCGTCTACGACCTCGGGGCTGTTGCAGCCGCGAGCTAACCAAACCCAACCCGTGCGGCGGCGTGTGATCGTCGCCGCACTCTTTCAGAAAGGCTTTCAAAATGCCAGCTCCATCAAGTTCGCTTGCAACACTGCGACCCGACCTTGCGACATTCTCCGAATTTGATTTGGAGATGGACCGACGAGGATTCATTGCCCAGCAAGTCGCGCCGGTTATCGACGTGGCGAGCCAAGCGGGATCGTTCGGAAAGATCCCCGTCGAGCAACTACTGCGAACACCTGAGACGAGTCGCGCACCAGGTGCCGGTTACGCTCGGGACAAGTTCACGTTCACATCGGCCACTTATGCCTGTGAGGAACACGGCATGGAGGAACCGATCGACGACCGTGAAGCGAAGATGTACGCCAACTACTTCTCCGCCGAGCAAATCTCGACGGCCAGAGCGTATGACGCGGTTCTCCGCAATGCCGAGATCCGTATGGCTGCGGCCATCTTCAACGCTACAACGTGGACAAGCTACACGGCAGCCGCTACGACGGAATGGGACACGGTGGCAACCGCCGTCCCGATTACCGACGTTGACTTGGCAGCCAAGGCCGTTTGGACACAGAGCGGCATGTGGCCAAATGCGTTGATTATCACCAACCACGTTTTCAAAAACCTGCGTAGGTGTGCCCAGGTGACCGACGCCATCGAAAGCGGCGGTGCCGGTTCTGCGACCAAGCAGAGCGACATTACCCCGGCGTTGCTTGCCAACGTGTTCGATCTTGACTATGTGATAGTTTCCGGCAGCACGAAGAACACGGCCACCGAGGGCCAAGATGCGGTCTTCGGAAAGATATGGGATGACGAGTACGCGATGGTTTGCCGAGTCGCTGTAACGAGCGATCCACGCGAACCGTGCATTGCCCGTACATTCCATTGGGCCGATGATGGATCGCAGATCGGCGGCACGGTCGAGACGTACCGAGACGAGACGATTCGCGGCGACGTGGTGCGAGTTCGTCACGACACGGACGAGATCATCATGTACACGGAAATGGGCTACCTGTTGAGCGGTATCACTACCTAAATGACATCCCCATTCGATACGCTCTGGACAGGCACGGCACAAGTTGCCATGTCGCAAACCTTCGGCGAGTTGGTCTCAATTCGCCGTGGGGCCGTCCTGTCTTCCGATATTACCGCCCAGCGGTTTCTCGGAGAGCGGTCGATTGAGTATGACGACGGCGGGGTGATTAAGTTTACCGGGTACGATTGGATCATAGCCAAGGCCGACTACATGATTTCTGGTGTGGTGGCTACTCCGAGGCCGGGAGATCGGATAATCGACTCGGATTCGAACGAGTGGGAATTGACGCCCATCGAAGGAACCGCAGAAGTAAGCGAACAACCGGGCGGTGTCGAGTGGCTCGTGATGACGAAAAAGGTGGTGTGAAGTGGCCAGTGTAATGCAACAAGTATCTGACGCAATCGTTGCGTTGCTTGAAGCAGGCGAGGCCGCTGGTACGTTCTCAAAGGCCATCGTCACTGAGCGACAATACGACACCGAATTGCAACTTGAAGACACGGACGTTATCAGCGTTCAAGTGATTCCGGTTGCCAGTAACAGAACGCGGAAATCAGAGGGGACTTACAACCGAGATACATCGTTCGACGTGATGGTTCGGAAGCGGTTTCCTCAGACCGATTTCAATGAGGCTGGCGGAATCGAACGAGAACGCCTAGACGAGTATGTGGACCTGCTGGAGCAGATCGACAACTACCTTGCCGACCCCGACAACCACGTACCAGACACGTACACCGATGCGTGCTATATCGAGGATGACAGCGGAGAATCAGACCGTGAGATAACGCGGGATCTCGGGATTCGCATCCCATGGATTCCAGACCACCTAACGAAATATCACCAGTTCACCGGCGTTGTGCGGGTGGCTTACGCTGTGGCAACGAGCTACTGATGGCGATGAAAACCAATAACTTGATGGCCCGCAATTCCAGTGGTCAATTCACTGGGTTGTCTGAGCGTGCGTTGCGGGTGCAGGCAGGTTATGAGGTACGCGTTGACGCCCGCACAGATGCAAGGTTGAGGTTGCTCGCAGAGAAGGAAATGCAGAAGGCGAGCTATACCAGCATTCAGCACGCGGCGGCATCAATTCGAAAATCAGCAATGGCGTCTGTTGTCACTGCAAAGACGGCATCAACGCCAGGCAGCCCACCGAGAACGCGAAAGGGTGCAGCACGCAGAGCCATCCTATACCGGGCTGATAAATGGAGCGGCATTGTCGGTTTTGCCTACTCGAAAATCGGACCTGCAATGGCAGCACACGAGCACGGAACATCCAGAGGCAAGCAGAAGTATCCAAAGCGGCCAACGATGCTTCCAGCGATGGAACGAAACCTCGACAGATTTGCACGTAGTTTCCAGGGCAGTTTAGTCGGTCCTGGATCATAACCAAAAAGGAACAATAACGATGGCAGCATCAACAGTAAAACGCGGATTCGAGGGCAAGGTTTACATCGGGACTGCTGGCAGCACGGCAGCCACGCAACTGACCGAGCGTACCGACATCACGCTCAATCTGACGAACGAAACAGCGGACAGCACAGCGGCTGGCGATGGTTCGTCCCCACCGTTGAAGACGGAGGAGATTGTGGCGATCGCTGCCGAGGTGTCTTGGTCGATGCTCTACAAGACCGAAGATACCAACATCGCAACCATGATTAACGCGGCGGCGGCAGGGACGCCGATCGCTGTAAAGATCATCCGGCACGCTTCGGACTCCGATGCGTTTGACGGCGACGGGTTCATTGACTTCGGATCGTCGATGCCGTTGAGTGACAATCAGAAATTCGAAATCAAGCTGAAGCCGACACGGCGACTTCGCACACCAGTCTTCGGCTAAACAACAACCAACAACGGAGGCGATAACATGCCAACGCTACATCTTAGAACAGCGATGACTGGATTCTCTGACGCATTTGCAGACGATGACTCTGGCGTTGCTTGTGATACGGTCATTGAGAGTAAAACAACTCTCGCGGCACTTGTCGCGGCGCAAACCGGGACGATGACAAACAAGTCTGACGGCGATACCGGAATGATTACCTTGTCAACCGGCCACGGCATCACAACTGGGATGATTTGTGATGTCTACTTCCCCGCTGGAGTTCACTACGGCGGCGAGGCAACGGTATCGTCGAACGAGGTAACAATCGAAGGCGGGACAGGTGTGGACCTTCCCGCAAACGCTGTTGCATGTACGATTGTCGAACAGACGGCAATCAACATTAACTTCGACGGTGACGACATGCGGATTATTGCTGTCGTCTACCGAAACACCGAAGATACCGGAGCATTTGCCCACACGGACTTCCAAGACACATCAGACAACTCGATCGTTGCCCACACGCTGAAACACGAGACGATCAGCGGCGGGCTGGTTCGCGGTACGAATCTGCTGAATATCACTGGCGGCGATACCAACACATTCACCGGGGCACGCATCACGCATTGTGCCGCTTCGCACGATTCGACGAGCGCCGCTTATCTCTATGTTTACCTTGGCTACAACGCGTAGCAATCGACTCCCCAATCTCCGGCCCCGGCGAATCGCTTGCGTCCTTGGTGAATTGCTCGGGGCCGGATTCTACAAAAGGACGCATCAATGCCATCTTTCAAAACGGCGGACGGACACGAGTACATCGTTCGTATCGACGCCCCGAAGATCCGAGACGCGAGAACGGAACTCGACATCGACCTGGGGCAATTGGACTTTGGACCGATCGCCCAAAGGCTCGCATCGGACCCGGTTCTGCTTGTCGATGTGCTCTGGATTCTCTGCCGCGAGCAATGCAAGGCAGCGGACGTATCGGCAACGAAGTTCGGCGAGTCGCTGTTCGGTGACGCCATCGACGCGGCCAGCAACGCGTTAATCCAGGCCAGAGCGGATTTTTCCCCAGCCCGGATGAGGTCGCTGATTCTCAAACAGCAAGAGGTAAGCGACAGAATCCGGGCCAAGGCAATAGACATGGCGACGGAGAGACTGACGAATCCGGAGACGGAAGCGAAGATAATGAAGGCGGCGACGGACAAGATGACGGAGGAAATGGACGCGGCTTTGATGCGGTTCGAGTCTGTTACGAACTCGCAGCCATCTGCGGAATCGTCCCCGACGGATTGACACTACGCGAACTGTGGTGGATGTCACAGTCGAGGGCCAAGCATGATCGACTGACGGCGTTTCAATCGGCGTGCTTGGCGAATCGAAGCATGAACGAAAACGAGGTTCAGCGGTTCATTAACTTCGGCAGTTTCGAAGAGGACATGCAAGATTTAACGCCGCACGAAGTAGCCTTACTGAATGAAAGCTATGGTGACTAATGGCGCGATCGATTGAAGCAGGATCGGCATTTGTTCGCCTGTTCGTCAAGGGCGGCAAATTGCAACGCGGTCTAGCATCCGCAAAGGCTCGGCTTAATTCGTTTGCTCAGACGGCACGCATGGCTGGCGGTGCGATGCTCGGTGCTGGCGCGGCATTGCAATT